GCCAGGCTCTCTGGTAACAATGGTCGTCTTGGTCTCGACCTTTGCTGGGGCAGGCTCACCCTTTACACCAGCCCCCTGAAGCAGGGTCTTCTTGACCGGCGCACCTTCTGGTTGTTTCAACACAGTCGGGGTAGTGGTGGTAGCCGCAGGAGCAGCCTCCTCGACCTTTACGGTTGTCTTCCCTCCATACTCAGGGACAACAGTAATGGTCTTTCCTCCAGCTTCGACTGAAACAGAAGGAGTAGATATCTTATATCCAGGCCTTCCCTCTTTGCCCCCCACGGGACCTTCAGGGAATGACTCAGGATACCGAGCCCTCTCCCCTTCTAGATCAGCCAGGATCTTTTCTCTGTTCTTAATGAGTGTATCAACGTCGAAGCCAGCGCTCTTAAGTTCCTGCAGGACATCGAACTGCTCACCCTTTGCCACGCGCTTCGCTATCTTCTTGGCTTCGGCCAGCTTCGCTCTGTCTATGGGGGCGGGGCGAATGAGCGCCTCTTTCCCAACGGCCGCTCTCCTCATGTTCATTTTGTCTAGGGATCCGGCAGCCATGTGACTGACCATGACCCCCTGAACAATGAGATTATAGATTTCTTTTACATCATCTCTGAGCTGTGGAGATACTTCCTTGAACGGCAAGAGGGTAGCATCTGCCAAAAGGCCAGCGCCCTTGTCTATGCCTGTGCCGAACATTGCAAAGAAGACTTCTAGCGGAGCCTGCCCGGCCTTCTGCTCTGGAGTAGAGGGCTCAAAGTATCTATTGACATGCTTCTCAAACCATCTGTCTACTGATTCACCTATCCTTTTTGGACTGGCCCCACGGAAGATTAGGTTATACGGCTCTAGGGCAGCCTTAGCTGCAACACTTGCAGCCCAGGATCCCACTCCGGCAGCTTGTTTCCCTATGCCCTTAACCGCCTCGCCTGCACTGTAAGCAACCTGCGGGATAGTTTCTAGGAATGTAGTAGGGCCTGCCGCAGCGGTCTTTTCCCACACCCCAGGCTTTTGCCATCTCTTGGCTGGGCCTATGGTTTCCTTCCGCATCTCTGGCGGAGTCCGCTCAGTCCATTCTTCTGGCTGGCTAACTATCCTCGGAACAACAACCTCTTCTCCGGGCTTCTGTGCACTACGCATAGCCCTCGGTGTCTTGGTAACATCAGGCGGCCCAACCTCAGGATCAAAGAAGTTTGGTCTATTGAGAAACTCTCCTCTTTCCTGTTGCGGCTGGGGCGGTATCCCCGTCTGATATCCTGCTCCCTGGATCATGGAAAGCCTTTTGACAAGATCATCCAGGGCCTTGTCTAGCTCTGTCGGTTCGTATGGTTTGAACAGCGTTTGCGGCATAGTGGCACCTACTCGCCGTAGATAAGGACTTTCCAGATTCTCTTTGCAAACTCCAGGTCGGCTTCAGGGTTGCCCTCAATCAAGGTCTCTTGCCCTGTCACTGGATCTATCACCTTTCTCGTCAACTGCTGGAGCTTCTTGGCCTCTCCAGAGTTCATAGACATTCTCGCCACTTCTCTTTCGTGAACGAGCATATATCTCTTCCACATGGTATATACATCTGCAGACTCGGCAAGGAACAGCTTTTCGTTAGGACCAAGGTTCTTAGGATCAATGAGGCTAATGGCCATCTTCATGTTCATAAGGAACTGTGGGCCTACCTTCTGCAGCCATTTATCTAGGGTAGCGTCCTGTCCAATCCATGAAGTAAGCATATCCTTTGTCTTTGCGTTCTGTTCATCGGCCGTCCATTCGGCCAGGATCTTCATCATCATCTCGTTGTTGTCTACTTTGATCCTGCCATAATCATCGGTAAGATTATCCAGCCTAGTCTTCGTAGCCTTGATCAGCTCCCTGTTGGCAGCAATATCAGGGCTCTCTGTGTTTCTCCCTGTTAGCATGTTGGCTTCTGCATTCATGCGAGCTGTTTGTGCGTTGGCTACCTGAAGTGGAGTAGGGTTCTTCTCGAGCACACCCTGCTGTCCCTTGCTGATCATCTCCATCGGGAGGACGCCTAGCATCTCCCCGACATTAGTAACCGGGCTGCCGTAAGCAGTCTGTTCTTGTATGCCACCAAGGGCCTGCCGAGCACGATCAACCAGCTCCTGCGGGATAACATAATCCCCTCCGAAGATAGCATTGGCATTCTTCGCCCCGGCAAGATCTAGGTTCTTAACCAAGTCAATGATAGCCTTGTGCTGTTCTGACCTGGGGATGAGTCTGTTGTACATGTCTTCCTGAGACTGCTGGTACATCCTGTTCTGCATGGCATTGGATATCATAGATCCACCATACTGATTCAACAGGTACTCCTCGTTGCTGGCCCTGTTCATCTGATCCAATATCTGCTGTTGGTACAGCTGCCACATCATGTTTGATAACTGGTCGCCTATTCCGGCCATGTTGGCCTCCTGTTAAAAGAAGCTGGTCTGATTAGAGTTGTACTCTGGTGTAGCAAACAGGGCCCGCATAAGTTCCTGAGGAGTTATGGAGTTTGGATCCAGCGGGTTTCTGTTACCTGGAGATGGAAGCGGGGTTGTCCCAAGAACAGTCTTGTACTCAGGGTTTAACACCATAGCCAATGCCCTGAGTTGTTCGAGCATGTTGCTCTTCTGAGCAGTCTGGTTCTTCGCCATCATGTTCATCATGTAGTAAGGAACAATAGTCCCGATGGCTCCCTGTATTGCACCGCCTAGCCCGCCGCCCTGCTTCGCTGTGGTGGTAACTGTCTGCGGCCCGAGCATCCTGGCATATGCTTCTTGTAGTCCCATAGTATCCTCCTACCCTCTGTAGATCTGGAGAAGCGCAAGGAGTTTGTTCCAGAAGTCGCTTGCTTCCCCGCGCCTGCCAGCGTTGATGGCTTCCGTAAGTTGCTCTGCGCCCAACCCGGACCCGAACAGCGACTGTGCCAGCTGTGTGTTGTTGAGCAGGTCTGATCTACGTACATCCTCGTTCTTTACGAAGAGATCTCTCATGAGATTGGAGATGTTGTTCTGTGCATTCCATGCGTTCTGATTCATCATCTCCATGCCAGCCCCGGTGTTGGTCATACCCAGGTTGCTCAGCCCACCCTGGATCTGGTTGCCGGTAGCCCTCTCCTGGCCACGGATGGTCTCAAACTGGGGCCCGAACATAGACGCTAGGGCCTGTGGGCTGTATCCTAGGGGCATCCCAAGGATATCGTCAGCCCTGCCCAGTAGCCCACCATAGAGTTGGCTCAGCTCTGGGGACATGGACCACACACCTGACACGTCAGCTGCGCCACCTCCAGTGTTGGGCCCGTATCCTGGTGCATACGGGGTAGAGTACGATGCATCAGGACCAGGGCCAGGGGTCGTTGGGGAATTGACTGGTGTGATCTTGCTGTCCGGAACAGTAGACTCTACCGTGCTCGGACACCCCCACACGCGACCCAGGGCGTCGGTCATCTTCGTGCCGTTGAACGGCTGGTTTGCATTCGTCAGAAGGATCCCGTTAGGGCACGGCTTCTCTACGTCCCTGCCACCTCGAGGGCTGGACTCAGGGTTTGCCTCTGCGTTCTTGCCGCCTGCGCCATAGTATGTACCCATAGCATCCTCCTAGTACGAATACCCACGGCGGCTGGGACCGAACTGGGAGTAGGGATCCTGCTTACCGAACCCGATCCCGCCACCAAACCCGCCCTGGTTAACCCAGTCATAGAAGTCCTGGCCACCGCCATAGTGCCTACCAGCTGGGCTGGTTGATCCCGACTTGGCGTTCCCTACCGATGTGGTTATCAAGCCGGGCATGGCAGCCTTAAGCTTGTTCATCAGCAGCGCCCTCATGTCAGGAGCGAAGTTAAAGTACTGTGATCCCCCAAACCCATTGAGCCAATCCATCCCACCAAGCGCATTGCCCAGCATCATGGGGCTAAGAGCAGCGTACAACGGGTCCATCTGGGATGGGGCAGTCGTTGTCTGCGTAGACTTGTTAGGGATGAGCCCGCTTATAAACCCGGCCAAACCTAGAAGTAACAGTGGATCCATGATCCCTCCTATTTATGCCCAGTCTGTCGTGGAAGACAATCGGCAAGTCTTTCTTGGACTGCCGCTACTCGTTCCATCAACTGTGTCAGCAAAGCGACGTTCGTGTTGATCTCCTTAGTGTCCTGCTCCACCCTGTCGATAGCCCTGAGGTAGACCTGCTGGCCGGATATGAGCTGAGACACGAAGGGGCTCTGGATACACGGTGTCCTTGAAGGAACGCCGTTCCCCGGTGTCTCTGCGGCCTTGTTCCCCTTGATCGTCTGGACAATCCTATAGATCAGGTATATGGCCGACACGAACAGGAACAGCGAGACGGCCGTCAGGCCCATGTCTGTGATGATTTTCGGTACTGTGTCCATCTTCTCTCCTTGGCGTGGTTATGATACCAGCTTCCACTTACTCCCCCTCTTGACCCACATCTTCGCATACTCAAACGGATTGGCGTCTATCAGCGAGAACTTTCCTGTTATCGGTGCCGGGGTTACTGTAACATACTTATCACCAGATGCCGTTGGGTCTATTGTGCTGAACAGACCAGATATCGGATCCGGCGTAACCACGATAACATTGATAAGCGCCCCAGCTGTAGGCAGCGAGAACAGCCCCGTGATAGGATCCGGTGTTACAGTCGCTGCTCTCGTTACTATTACCGTTGGGCTTAGAAGTGAGAATGTCCCAGACACTACGCCTGGGGACATGAGGGAAGCACCCTCGATCACAACAGCGCCATCGGCTCCTGCCCCGCCAGACTCGCCAAGACCTCCACCGCCAGCCCCACCTCCTGGGTTATTACCATCGTCTCCGGAGTATCCGGCAGGCCCACCATCCCCTCCTGCCCCACCGTACGGAGAATCGCCGCCGTCCCCGCCATCGGTTGACGTGCCTACTTCCCCGCTGTACCCATTGACGAGAGTATCGCCTGCCCCGCTTGTCCCACCAGCCCCGCCATTCCCAGGGAAGTCTGCGTCGGCGTCTGATCCAGCGTCACCGCCGTCTGCCCTGGTATGATCAAACGATACGAACCACGATGCATCACCAGCGTAGCCTACGTGCAGCGAGTAGATGTATCCTGGAGTAACATTCATACTCCGGACTGCGTACTGCCCACCGCCGCCGCCACCTCCACCACCACCGCTGGCCCCTGCTCCACCATCTCCACCGCCACCCCAAAGCTTGACTGTGATGTAGTTAATGTTGGGAGGGCACGTCCAGGTGTAGTTACCGCCCAGATGCCAGCTGTTCTGGCCTACGTTGAACGACAGTAGGTTGAACTCACCCGTTATCTCGGATACCCCAAGCTCCGAATCCTGTTCGACATCGAATGTCTGAGGCAGGGAGAATGTTCCCGTGATCGGAGCGGGGACAATGGTTACGTTGTAGTCGATATAGATCGTAGGTGTAGTGGCATTAAACGTCCCGGTTATGGGAGCCACAGATTGGTAGACAGATACATGGCCCGTGAACGAGCAGACCGAGAACGTGCCAGTAATGGGGTCTGGGGTTACTGTCGCGCTGCCCCCGCTAACCCCTATGTCTATCGTAGGATCTATCAGGCTGAACGTACCTGCTATGGGAGCCAGGACGTTTGTAGTCGATACCTGTGCCGTGAAGCTCGAGAGAGAGAATAGTCCTGTAATAGGGCCAGGGGTAACAGATACGCTGCCCCCTGCCGATATGCCTGGCCCAAGCGCAGAGAACTCTCCGGTGATCGGAGACACGGATATGGTTATGCTTGTAGTGCCCGACACAGTCGGGGCAAGTAGCGAGAACTGCCCGGTGATCGGGTCAGGAGTAGCCGTTACTGTTCTTATCGCAGATACGGTTGGGCTAACCGCAGAGAACGTCCCTGTAATAGGGCTTACCGACACCGTAATGCTTGTTGTCCCGCTTACGGTAGGAGAAGGTAGGCTGAACTGACCATCGATGCTACCAACAGATATGGACGCAGATCCACCTGCAGATATCCCAGGACTAAGGGCAGAGAATGTACCTGTTATAACGCCTGCCGATACCGTTATATTTGATGCCGACGATACCGTAGGGCTGGCCAGCGAGAACAGGCCAGTGATCGGACTAGGAGATACTAGGGCCGCCGCCTTCGTTGTAGCGTCAGCTATACTGAACACCCCAGTTATCGGGGCTGGGGTTACCAGAGCGTTAGCTTTTACGGCCGGTGCATACTGTGAGAATGCGCCAGTTATCGGCTCGACGATGACTACCGCTGATGTTGCAGTCAGAATACTTGGAGCTATAGGGGTAAACAGACCCGTTATGGCCTGGAGGACAATAAGACACCCTGTCTTTACAGCATTGGCGATAGCTTCAAACGTGCCAGTAATAGGATCCGGAGTGACCGTTACGCTTAGTACCTGCCCTGCTGTTGGAGTAACGGCCTCAAATGTACCAGTGACCGGGGCTAGAACCTGGGTCGTTGTTATCTGCGGTGTGAACGACGATACGGTGAATGTACCATCAATAGGATCGGGGGTCCTGGTTACACTTGTCCCGCCAATAGATATGGATGGGCTGATTGCAGAGAACTCTCCAGCCAATGGCTCGGGAACATAAGTCTGATATTGGATAACCGTAGGGTTGTTCCATACGGTAAACTGGCCTGTGACCGGAGCTGGCGTTACCGTTACATTTGAAGTGGTTGTTACCGTAGGAGCAAGTGCCGCAAATGTTCCTGTGATCGGATCAGGAGTCCTGGTTACATCTGGCGATACTGTCCCGTAGGCCACCTCCATCATCAGGTTGAGCCAATACGGGTCAGGAGCAGCATCGCTACTCATGCCGATGGTCACAGACTGGGCATTGACGGCGGCCTGGTCCCACCCGCCTGTGGGTTTTGTAACAGGAACGCTCTTATAGTAGGCAGAAGATTCTGAATAGTCTGACTTTGTCGCAGGGCTACCCCAAACTGTATCCTCGACGGCATCCTCGTTTGTGGTAACACAAACACCCCTATTTGCCGACGTTCCTGCGGAGTAATATGCCAGGATAACCTGGACTCCATGGATTGTTGTTTGAGATGTATCTGCAAACTTTACCTGGACATAGGTAGCGTCATTGTCGTCTGCGTCTATCTCAGTCTGTGCTACACGATACGTTGTAGTGCTTAGAGGGACGCTATTGAGTTGGTCGTGAGCATGGACTGATGCGCTTATCGCCGTGGCGCTGGCATTGACAAGGTAGTTGTGGGGGTTGGCAAGTGACGAGTCCTCGTCAGGAGACAGCCCCTCTACAGCACCAGCCCCGATGGGGTAGTCAGCGGTAGCATTCGTGAAGATACAATCGTCAATAAACTGATTGACCGTAACGGCGCTTACGTTTCCGAGCTGTATGTTCGTAGAATATGCCGCTGCCGCAGCATAAGAAACCTGAGTCTGCGCTACCCCGTCGATTTGCCAGTCAATCGTCCTCGGGTTGGCAGAGCTGTCGGCACAAAAGTCTACACGATACCATTGGCCAGTAGTGCAGGCTGGCCCAGTAACGGCCCCGCTTCCGGCCCAGGACATCTCAAAGTTTCCAGCAGACGTTCTCTGAAGCTGTAGGCCACTAGTAGATGAGTAAAAGATAATCTGGTTTGATGTAGATGTTGTGGACCAATATACATAGAAACGGCCAGTTACATAGTAGGAGTTAATCGACTTTGTAACATAGGCGCTTGCTGACGTTGTATTTGACTGAAGCGCATACGTCCCGGTTCTCTTCGTGGTTGACTGAACCGTGGGGCTTCCGGTAATGGCAAAGTATAGTCCACCCCCCTGGGCAGACATCACCCCATGCTCAAACCCTGTCAGCCACAGAACAGCCATCTACATTACCACGTATAGTTACCGCTTTTAGCGCCACAGTTGTATGGCGGCCACAGGACCAGAACTTCCCTGTGGTCTGCGTCATTACATACAGCGAATGGATACCTCGTTCCGCTTGGTGAAATAAGCATCCTGCCAATCACCTGGTCGCCATGGTCACAGCGAGCGTTCTTAAAGAAGGCGTTGTTCTCAGCAGTAGTTGGGGCGGCGTGAGTAAATCCAAGTTCTTGCAGGAGTCGAACAAGGGTCAACAGGTCTGCAGTTACAAACGACGTAGCCTGCATCTCTGGCGGGGGCCAGGATGGGGCCGTTGCAGGAGGCCAGTTAGTAGGCATTACCAGTTCCCCGCTATCTTCACGGATTGGTGCGGGCCTACACCTGTCACCCCGCCTCCTGCCGTATAGAAAATCGTCATGAATGGAAGCGTAGACCCGACATCGTAAGTCGTAATCCCGTTTTCGATTCCGTTTGTTATCCCGCTATCCCCAACAAGAACAATTCTGATATGAGCGCCGCTTGATAGCCCGCCATATGTATTGACAAGTTGTTGCACAAGACTAGTCACGGTAAGTGCGTTATATGAATCGACTAGCCAGTTATACCCTGTCCAATGAAGGGCGCCCGTCCCCTCCTCTGTTGATGGATACGTTACTGTATTACCAGATGATGCCCACGTCGGTCTATCTGCTCCTTCTGTCGTTTGCGGCGCATCATTATCATCAACTACGTATGCCCAAAAATCTGATACCTCTTCATTAGATAATCCATAGAGGTTAGCGTAGGCTGCAGTAATCGTAGAGCCAGACGGTATCTCTTCATCTAGAGTAAAACGGATGTCGGATATATCGTAGGTGTTATTCCATTTCCCAAACCAGATTACGTTTCCTGCGCCGCTGTGGAGAAAAGAACCAGAGTCATAATAAAACTGAACATCATCTCCGCTTGCGGCAACATACCCATAGACTCCATGTCCAAGGTCGCCACCCTCGAAGTCGTCAAGTCTGTTCGCCGTAGAATAAAAGTTTATCCCTGCCGACCCAGATTCTATGGATGTCTCGTCCGTCAAATGTGTGAACGGTATCGAATCATCATAAACGACGATGGTTATATTCGGGGAAGTCCCCATCACCTCGATCCGCACTATGGAATTGGTAGCGACTGGCGATGGCCCATTATTAAGAGCGTTCTGAGAGTTATTAACCCACTCCCCAAGCTCCCAAGTCGTTTCGGTTATTGAAATATAGTAGTTATCCAGCGACGAACCCGTATCCCTGGCCCTGACGTTGACTCCGCAGAACTCGCCCGCCCCGCCAAGCGTCGTGATTTTCGCCTGTGAATACTGGTCAGCTCCGAACGTATCGGCGTTCCAGAAAGCGAAGGCATCACCACCGCCACCCTTGGCAACATCCGTATCCCTCGTAATCGTTCCAAGTTGGGCGGTCCAGCTTGCGCTGAGAGAACCAGTCCCTGCGAAATCGTATGTCGCTGGAAGGGCCATTAGAACCTCGCCCCCATCAAGGAGAACGGCGGGAACTTCACCGCCAGGGTTCTCAGGGCTTCCCTGATTGTCATCGTTCCTGTGATGTCGGACGCATCAATCTTCATGCTCTCGACGGCCTGGATGAGGAGCTGCCTTTTCTGGACTGGTATCTGCGAAACCGTGGCATCCAAGCCAATCCCCGACAGAAGCCCCGTCCCTCCCAATCCAGCGTATCGGCTGGCGATGGCGAAGAACCCCCTGATGACCCTGATGATAGCCTTATACGTCAGGCTCGTCGTGACCCAATGGGCGGGGAGATTCGCCGCTTCGAGAATCCCCTGCAGGGTAGTCACATCTGCCGCTGATATGTTGGCGGTCAGAACGGCAGGAAAAGAGAACACATCCGACTGTGCTGAGATGTCGGTGTGCTGCGCCGCACTTGCGACAGCCGCAACGAGAATAACATCGTATTCCCCGTAGCTCTTGGCTTGCCAGTTGATTGTCTCGCATGATGGCAGAGTCGTCGGATTCCCGAACCATCCAAGATATTTCGGGCCGAACTTGTTCCTGTCGGCGGCCTTCGCCTTGGGGACGATGTAGATATTCACGTTACCATGTCCCTATCATCGTGGTGCTGACGTAGGCCCCTACGGGCAAGGCTTCCGATTGGGCTGCGACCTCTATGATCAGAGCATTCCACCTAGGCGGGGAATCAGCGTCCGATGAATACCCGATCCTGGCCTTTAGTGCGTTTACCTGCGCTGCCGTCCACCCACCAGAAGGAACAGTTACCATGGCCCCTTTGTACTGAAGAACCGTGCCCTCAGAGGAGTGATCGCCGCTGAACACAGTCGTGGACTGCGAGTCGGCGTCGAAGATATAGGCCTTCCCATTGTTCGTGCTCCACCCCGAAGAGTTCAGTTGCATCAGAGCCCGCGCCCCGAATATCGTCCCGCCGATGGAAGGGTTATTGAACTGTACTTCTACGTATTTGGCAGCGTCAGTGGCGTTCTGCTGGATGTAATCAGTCCCCTCGGTCCCAGACCAGGGGTTTTCGTTGAGCTTATCGTAGGCGTAGACCGTTGTTCCGTTGATTGGATCCCCGGCACTGTTCTCCAGGTATGTATCGGCGTTGTCGTGTGTTCCATCAGCGTTTGGCCTGATCCCAACAACGACATGTTCGCCTATGGGGTAGTCACCTGAAGTGTTGGATATGATGAGGTCGTCGTAATAAGCTTCCAGGTTATATGTGGCTGAGTACGTAAGCGTAGGCCTGACGTATGTCGAGGTCCCCGTAGCGATGCCCGTCTTTTGAGGCTGGGCGTTCCCGTTGAGTTGCCAATCAAGTGTGCCGTTCGTAACGTCATATTTGATATCGATCCTAACCCATTGGTCCCCAGCATATTCTTCAGTAGAGTATGTAGATCCACCCTCGCTGTCGTGATATATCCGGAATAGGTTCGTTGATGGATAGTAAAAGAGCCCAGGGCTCTGCCCGCCGTTGCTGTAGATATCGAACACGAACGAAGATTCCTGATTCGTTTCTGGCCAATAAAAATAGAAGCTGACCACCTGCATGGTCTGTGACCCTGTTGGTATCCAAGTGTACCCGTTGGTAGCAACACCCGCTGCGGTGGCAAGTTTCAGGGCATACGAGCCTGTCCTCTTGATAGAAGACTGAGTCGTTGCCAGCGACACATATTCGGCTATGCCAAGGCCATATTGCGACAGCGTTGGAAGTCCGTGCTCGTATCCTGTTATATACGTCGGTGTAGCCATGTCTCTCTCCTATATGGGTCTCGGGCTGTCATCGCGGTCAGAGGTTATTCCTGACTGATACGTGTCGTTCAACGCCGTGTCTATGCACGGAGACGTATCCTTGAGATGGAGATCCGGTGTCGTTCCTGCAGACAGGAACAATGGATCTGCGTTGACACATGTCGGCTCAAACACGGACTTAACTGTAGTGTTATCGTAGGTCGTGCCGCCCACCTGGACGACGTTACCAAGAGGTTGGTAGTAGCAGTTGTATTCGTGCGTTGCCGATGTCCCAGACGGGGCCCTGAGACAGAGCTGTGTCGTTCCCCTGTTGGCATTGTTCTTGATGTCCCATCCAGCCAGGCCAGATCCAAGGTACATGTTGGCGTACCCGGCTATCCTGGTATTGTTCCTGAGCATGGTGTTGTTATAGACCTTGTTCCCGGTCCCAGGCTGATCGTCTTCTACGATGTATATACCAGCCCAACCATTGTCGTGCATAGTATTGTTTAAGAGTTCCACGTTGCTGGTGGATCCGGTGAACGTCATCCACCCATGCTCCGTGTTATGCGAGAAGTCATTGTTCTCGAACTTGACGTTGTAACCATGACGGAATAAATACCATTGGGGGTGTCCCTCTCCCTCGAAGTTCCATAACTCAGCCCCGACCCTGCCATTGGTGCAGGTGTTATGGTGGAACCAGGCGTTGGACACACCGGACACGCCAAGGCCATACTCCTCGAATGTACCCTCAACTGGGTTTGTGCCCCTGTGGTTGTCGTCGCAAGTGTTATAGCAAACCTCGATATTCCCATCAGATAGCCCGATATAGACCCCCGTCCCCGATCTACTACAGTCGTTGTGGGCTATATAGACATCATGCGCTGGGGCAGAGAAGTGGTCGTATCCAAGATGATCTATGGCATACCCGGTCCACTCTGTTACTGTGTTATATGTAAATGTATTATGATGGGAAGTGTATGATGCACTGTGCTGGCCTGTATAATACACCCCCCGCATCTCTTGCGGGATCGACCTGATCCCTGTGAATGTGCACCCGGTTACGGTATGGTATGCACACCCATACATCTGGAGGGCTATCCTCGGGGTGTTCGTAACCGTGACGTTGCTGAACGACCAGTTGTCGCTCCACATCCCAAAGAAGACACCGCTCGAGTTCGTCCCGTAGGCATGAATGTCCTGGAATGTTATGTAATGCCTTGGATCGGCCCACCCTGTATAGAACAGGTTGGTCTGATATGTATATTCTATACTTGAATAAGATATATTAGGATCAAGCTCTGAATATATATATAGCGTATAGTCTGTCTCCCAATACCAGTCCATGTCCTGTGATAGTATGGCAATGCCGTTCTGCCATCTACCCGAGGCCCCGTCGAAGATGACATTGAAGATCCTATATCCATACGTGGAGTGGTATACGCCCTGGATGTCATGGACATGCCACACATTGTCTGGGTCAGTGATATTATGAACCCAGTTACTGTTAACCTCAACAGCCCCGCTATACTTTGGCGTAGCCCCGGCACCGTATGCCCCGAAAATTATGGGGGCCCCGATAGATCCAGAGAAGTCTATGGAGACCGTTCCCCTCAATAGGCTGTTCCGCTTGGCCCAGACACCATCACCAGGGCTATAGGCGTGAGCATTGAGCTGGGTCAGCGAGTTCCACGGAGATCCGATAGATCCGTCGCCGCCACCGGCAGCAGATGAATCGATATAGTGATCAGCCATTGTTTACCCCTGGTACTCGAGAGCGCCAATGTCTGGCGTTGAATCATTCCTGTCCCTACCCTGGTTATCGTCGTCGATCCCGGTTACGGGGGTTCCACCAGCCAGGAACGGGGAGCTTGCTGTAGGCTCAAAGTATGCGTAGGTCAGTGCCCTCGGGACGGTTGATCCAGACTTGGCCAGCAAAGGCGCTCCAATGATATCCCCAGTCCCGCCGAATCCTACAGGAGGGGTCCTGTGCCAATTGTTATGGTCAAATGTTACCCCAGACGTAACGGATCTCGCCAGCTGGACATCGGTATCATCCTGCCAAATGACATTATTGCAGAATCTTCCACCAGTGGCGGCCCCGCCGTAGCACATCAAGTTAGCGGATTCAACGATACGGTCAAAAACCTGAGTGAAAGTATTGAAGGCGACGAGAGTTCCATTCCAATTCGTCGTCCCTACATATATGCTCCTGTCCCCGCCCCATGTGATGTTGTTGCGAACAATGTTGTCAGATGACTGCGGGGTGTGACCTTCGTCCCCTAGCCCTATACAATTCTGGGACGTGCAGTACTGCTGCGACTGGTTCCCCGGCGTGTAGTAAGAGAGGTTTCTCTGCGCCGTAGCATACTGAGTGTCGGAGAGGTAGAGGTTAACGGTGTAGTTATTGCAGATAATGTTGTCTTCGATAGTATTATAATAGCTCTCGAACGTCGAGATCCCTTCTCCCCAGTTGCCAAGAGATAGGCAGTTTCTTACTGTTCCGTGTCCGGTGTTTCCAAAGTCACCGTGGCGACACAGAGAAATGCCCCAACCCCAACTACCCGCAACCCCATATTCGTTGCTTACGGCATTATAGTAAGCAGTGCAATTCTCGATGACATTGTAATCAGCGAACCCGCCTATGCCTCCGCCGTAGTTGTGGTGTGCGTAAATGTTGTCGGCCGAAGCGTAATCACCAACCAGGATTACGGCGAGGTTCCCGCCGCGACGGATCTCAAAGTTCCTGACGGTGTGGTATTGGCCATAGATGTGGAACATCCCGCTGCCGCCACCGCCAATCGTGTAGTTGTTCCCGTCGATGATCGGAGACTCACCTGGATAGTTGGTGATAACGACAGGGTTGGCGGCCGTGCCGTGATTAAGGTAGCCCCAGGTGGACTGTTCCTGATACGTGCCTGATCTAATATATACGGCTATAGGGTAGCTCCCTGCCGTGTAGTGTGCTGCGGCATACTGGAGCGTTTGCCATGGACCGTGGGCCCCGTCGTAGTATGGAGCCTTCCCGTCATAGGCATTGTTGCCGTAGGTCTGGCTGACGTAGTACTTCTGGCCACTGAATGACTGGTATTCGTAGGCCCCTATGTCAGGCCGACCTGCGCCAATGGAAATAATCGGCGTCGGCTGGCTGAATCTAGCGCTTATAAAACCAACAGGGATCGTTATGCTGGTTACGCTATCTGGCCACTTTGGCTTAACGCGCACATGGCGCTTGCACGAAAACAGGGCCATCCTATCACCCGCATCTGAATAGGTATTCTACCCTCCCAGGAGTAGCCGCACCGGCCGTTTTCGTGTCACCGATCTTCTTTATCCAGATGGAATCGATTAGATCAGGTTCTCCAAACCGTTCTGTCACCGCTTCCTGCACCGTATGCCACTGCCAGTCGTGGCCGCACAAGAGCTTCTTGGCCTTCGGCATCCATGCCTCGATGTCTTCCTTGACGCTCTTGTAGTCGTGTGCACCGTCGATAAACACCATGTCTACCGACTTGTCCTCGAACAGGCTGGCCGCCTCGAGACTGGTCATCTCCATTGTCCTGAGGTTCTCAAAATGGCCCACGTTGGCCAGGAACTGAGGCAGGATCTCAGTCGTTGTGGCCTCTACGTGCGGCCCGGCCAGCTCTTCACTGCTGCCCTTCCATGTATCTACGGCATACACAGAACCCTTGCACCCGGTCAGGAGGGCGTGGGTGGACCGCCCCTTCCATGACCCTACCTCTACGACGTTGTCCATCTCCTTGGCTGTATCGTGAAGCCAGTTAAGCTCGCTCTTGGTCATCCACCCTTCGATCTGGTTATCGTAGGTCTCCCGATCTTTCTTCCAGCCCTGGAACTTCATCTCCGTGACAAAGTTCTCCCTCTTGTACGCGATCTTCCCGACATGGCCAAGCGGAATGGTGGGGTCAGCCCAGATCTTGTAGCCCAGGGACTTAGCCCTACGGCAGAATGCCAGGTCTTCGCCTTCCTCTACGCCATTAGGAGAGTACCCGAAGCCAAACGGTGTCCCAAGATCGCTCGTGACAGGCCTGGTGAACTGTTCCAGGACGGCCCTCTTGATGAGCAGGAACCCCGTCCCGATCCCATCCACCTCGAACGGCTTCTCAAGCTCGTCGAACTCAGCGTAGCACCTGAACTGGCCGTTCTCGTTGAGCTTGTAGATCGTGGGCGTATAGAACTCGCCCTTGTGGTAATAGACGCCGCCTACAATGTCTAGGTCTCGCTCCACCAGCCTGGTGATGCCGTAGACAGGGAACTGGATGTCTGAGTCGATCCACATCAAATGGGTAGCCTGCGTACCGTTTAGGTACTGTTGACAGACAGAGTTCCTCCCGGCAGAGATGACCGAGCATTCGTTGGACAGGACGTTGTGGTTGATCTGGTGCTCGTATAAATGCCTTCTCGCTGCAAGGAGCGAGTGGAAACATTCCGGCTCCAGCTGTCCCCGTTGGACTGGTAGACCGATGACGATAGACGGCATAAAACCTCCGCTCAGCAACGAGCCGTTATTTAAGAGGGAAGAAGCAAGCCGAAATCGGTTCCGGATGAACCGTAACGCTTATGGAGACCGCCTTCTCCGTGGCTTCCGGCTTCTTCTCTCCCTCTTTCTCGTCGCTGCCCTTTGTATCGGTAGGCGGAATGTCGGGCTTTTCCATGATTAGCTCAATCTCATGAGTCCGGACGTTGACCACTGAATGGTGAACGTGCCGTTGGATGCCGTGTAGTCCTGTCCGAAGTCGAAGCAGCAGACCAGCGGATCCGTGGTAGCCGCCCCAGTGGACTTGTATACGGCCGCGAACCTGGCCGTGATATAGGCACTGGCCCAGCTGACATCTGCCGAATCCCACGATCCGAGGTTGTTGGTCAGGTCGTAGGTAACGGTGTTGGCGGCAGTAACCCCCATAGAAACGCCGCCTGTAGTGTAGCCAGTCGTGCCACCGGCCGTGACCTCGTAGGTCGTGATATCGTTGCGGAAGTCATGGGCCGTTCCGGCAGCGGAGACAGTGGTGTACGTGCTCTGCATGAGCATAACGTACAGGTTGTTGATCTCCAGCGGGACGGTCCCTTCCATGCACTGTGCCTTCCATGTCGTGTACAGAAAACTAGCCATAGTTCCTCCTAGGTTTCGATCCAGACATCCCCATCTTCGCCCTGGTCGTTACTGGGCGGGGAGTCTGATACAGTGAGCTTCCTGAGCCATGACGGCTCGCCTGCTGTGTTGATCTGCAGAACGTCCATGGGCTCACCACCCTCCGGCAAATGTGGATTACCAGAGGTCGTGTCCGAGGAAGACTCCGCGCTGGCTGCCGCCGTGGCGTACCGATCAATGATCGTCTCGACTTGTCTCCGCAGCTCAGGAGATGCCAAAGACGACTGCTTCGGCCTGAACGCAGGATCATCAAACGGATTCATCCTGGTGTCAGTCGGAGTACTTTTTGTTCTTGTGAACATCCTGCCTCACATACATAAAGCAATCGTTTATTTTCAGCGGAGCGTTAAGTTCCTCCGCATTCGTGAACTCGATAGAGAACCACTTGGCCCTACCGCCGACCTCGAACTTCTCGATGATCGGACGCCGGTACTCCCTGTCTGTGGACGACGGGGTGACCCCGGTCAGGGCGTAGGTCCTGAAAACATCCTTGTCCATATCCACGTAGACGTTGGCTGTCAGCGTGTATCCGGTGTTTAGCTCGTACTCTACGTCTATGCGCCTGAGGTTTCCGTGCTTCTCGAGATCCACCCAGCCCTTCCTGTAGGTCGCGGGGATCAAACTGGCCCCGTCAAGGTACCCGGAGTCGCATAGGTAAACGTACCCTGCCCGGCTACCCATCTTCAGGACGTTCTTCTTGGTGGAATCACGGCATACGGAAAGGCAGGACGGCAGGTGCGTGAACGCAAATGTATACCACTTGTTTCTTAGGTAGTTCCACACTACAGTTGCAGCTCCGCCAGTCGTCCTGTCGTTAAATGTAAACCACACCTCATTGTATTCTTTGTTGTGTGCAGCCACATTAAGATCGTTACTCGTGTTGACTGCCGAGTTGACGGTCTTGCGGACAGGGATAGAGAAGTCTGTTCTGTAAGCGTTCTGGCCGTCGTAGACCTCAATCCCACGGTAGCTGCGGAACATCAGATAGTCATTCACCTCTACCAGCGTACCAGGCGAGATGCAACCGACATCGTTGTTGAGCTGGTACACCCCGTAGAGGAGACTGTTCTTCTGGATTACGAAGATGGCATTCGGTTTGAAGACGTAGATCGAGTCCTTATACGGGATAACTCCAGTAATATCATCTCCAGGTATACCGCGTCTGATAGCGATCCACCCTGTAGCGGTATTAAAATGCTCTGGCTCGTTGATCCTGGAGTAGTAGCCGAGACATTCTGTATGATCGAATACCCAGAGCCTATCATCCCAATAACAAGAGAACTTGCCATCGGGGCATACATAGTGGTCCTCCTCGAGCAGGGCTCCGAGAAGGGTGTCGGGGATGCTATCAACAAATGTTTCTGTGACGTTGTCGTTGATAGTAGCAAGGTAGTAGAACTGGGATCCACCGGAGGTAGTACGATAAATGTTTCTACCTGTGGTCTGCGCATCTGGTGATATGGGAATGGACGTAAGTGAAACCTGTTGACTGGTTGGATCGGCTGAACAGACGGTGCAATCAAAGGACCAGGATTCACCGTAATTGTTCGTTGTCGTGTTTGTGAATGTAAGGATGAGACCATAGTTAATATACATAACAGAAGACATCTTGAGTTCCGCAACATAACTGTCACCTCCATCGTAGCTTATTTGGACTGTATCTGTTCCAAGGCCATCGGTGGCTGAAACCCATATGCGTACAGATGCCGATTGGGTATTGGCATAAGTCCCGGTAACCACAAGCGTCCCGTCTTGACCGTATCCGTCGTGTGTAACGGCCCCGATATAGGACTTCGTGGCCCGGCTTTCACACCCGTAGTCACCTCCCCTAAAGTATGTGACGGCATACAGGTGTGTACCAACCAGGGGTTGGGAGCTTGTACTTATATTGTATATAACAATAGAATCAATATATACATCAGGAGGGGTAGAAAGTTCCGTTGTGTTCCTGCGCTGTGAAAGATATACGGCAGCGCTGGCAGAAGACGATCCGTATATACCCTCGATCTCTCTGAGCTGGACCCCGTTCTTGAATGATTTGACCGTAGCGTGAGAAACATCAGTAGCGTCGACGTAGAACTTCCAGGTATCGAACCCGCTGTACCCGACGAGCCCCGCTGCATCATATGGGGTATCGTGACCGTCAAGGATCGTCACCCCACCTACGCTGAACATGACCCTGAGGTGGAAAGACCCGGTAAACACGTTCAGGAAGAAGGCATCGTTCTCGTTTGGCCCAGTCCCCTGGGATCCGATACTCTTAAAGTAGGCTGGGAACTCTACGGTGAACTTGCTTCCTATGGAATCTGTGGGAGTCAGGTGCCTTTGGGCGTAAGTAGTGCCAGATTCAGCCCCGGTTGTCAGCCTTAGATACTTCGTGTCGGCGTCTGGACCAACCTCTGAGTCTGGATCTGATGTGTATAGGGAGGAGTCCCCGGTTCCAGAGTCCTCGTCAACCCAGTCATCCAGGTCTGCAAAGTGCTCGTGTACGACCAGCGTCTCCGCAGACGTGTACTGAGGGGCCGCAGAGGGGATGGTTGTAGGCGCATCGATCCCGATTTGGTAGCAGTTTCCGTCGCTATGGATCATCCTGCTGCCCTTCTCGGTGATGATGAACTTCTTCCCTTGGGCTTCGATGATATTTGTTGGGTGGTCCAGGACCGTGGGGAATGAATACAGGCTGGTCCAGGCCCCAGACGACACCTTGTTGTAGATGGCGCTGTCGAGGACTGCTATCTGGCAGAACTGGGCGCTCGAGTCGAAGTATGTCGCGTACCCGTATACGTCGTGATCACCGAACGAGGATTCCTCAGTCAGGCCAAGGCGCTTCTCGACCCGCTTCCCGTCCTGGCTAAGGCGGAAGTTCCGCATGTACACGGCATCTTCAATGGCCAGCCCATCAGACGGGGACATCTCGTCTACACCGCCGTTAAGCGGCAGCTGGAACCGCTTGAGTCCAGGGAGGTTGAGCACCTTCTCTCCTAGTCGAAGAACCCACTAGTGTCGTAGAATGCCTCATCCCTGTCGTCAAAGGTTGTCCTCGAGAGGATCGATTCTTTGACAAACCTGGGCTGCTGGTGGAACCTGCCCGCCCATGTCTTTCTGATCGAATAGAACCTGCGGGCATAAAGCTTCTCGATCCCTGTAGTAATGGCCCCGAACGCCGTTCCGGCTATAACCGCAGCCTGGTACGCAATGAGCCTATGAGTGACGGGAGGTAGATACGCCGGTCCATCGGTGCCCATGCTCACCGCTTCCGGACGGATCATATACACCCTTGCGTAGGAGGCTACTGTACCAGACGGCGTCGGGACCCAGTTGATCCTGCTTCCGGTGAAGTAACAGTATGGCGGGTAGTCGGTTGTCTGCCCGTTATACTTGAAATACTGCATGTCCGAAGGGTCGATGATGCGGATCTCCCTCGGAGTCTCGTCGGAAAGATTGACCTGTACGCTCCACACCTGCCAGAAGGTCGTGGTAAGTGTCGAGTACGACGTGCTTGCAGTTAGGCCCACGTCCTCGGTAGTCAGGATCTGATCCGGCATGACGTTCACCAGATCCAGGACAACCTGCTCCTGAGCGTCGTAGACAAAATCCTGCAAGTTTCCGGTATCACTCATGAGCGCACCCGCATCGTTGGAAAGCTCGTTAACGAGGTAGCGGGCTGCTAGAATGATCTCGGCTTTAGTCATTACGCCGCTCCGGGAATCTCGTATCCTTCGATCATAACGTAGGCCGTTCCCGCATCGATTGTGCCAACAGCCAGGCCGTTGAGAAGGATACCATGCGGCATGTACGAAATGTCCACGGCCAAGGTCGATGGAGCCTTTAGGACGACGGCAGACTTGGCGGTACCCGCAGAGTCATATTCCTGCAGGATGAGATCGTCACCGCTGACGGCCCCCTGGTAATGGACGTGAAGGACCCTGACTTTGGTCCCGGCAGCCTTGACGGCTCCGGTGCTATCCAGGACCCACAAATGAGGGGCAGTAATATCATTCGCCATCTTTTCCTCCTGGCATGACAAACGTCTTCGTGTTCTCTAATCTATGCATCTTCATAAGCCCCTCGGCCATCATATCGATAGCCAGTTGCTCTCTCTTTTTCTTGGCTTCTTCTTCCAGCCCCCTGAGCCACCGAAGCTCGTTGAGGGGGTTCTCGACGATATTCATCCTCTGGCCCTCGTACTTCTTCTTCCTGAGCTTCTCCAGCGCCGTATGGCTGGGGTGCTCAAACACGTCGATTGTCCTGGGCCCGTGGATAATGGCAGTGCCGCCGTCTTTCAGCGGCAGTTTGACGTGTACATCCTTGACGATAGCGATCAGGTTCTCCTCAACCTCCGCCCTGTAGGACGGGTCGATGATCTTGAGTTCCTTCTCAAACCACTCTGGTATTAGCATGTTAAATATGGGAGGGGGCCGAAGCCCCCTCCCTACAATCCTTACGTACCAACCGTTCTCGTACCACCAGTAAGTGCGTCACCGATCCAGTTAGTCCCATCACTGAAAAGAAGCATGATCCCGCCAACATTGTTCGCATCCGTAGTGAACTGAATATTGTCGGCAGCAACGTCGTTGAAGGTGATGAGAGTATCTGCTGTCGGAGCAGCCACAGTCAGGTGGTAGTCCGTTGAAACAGCGATTAGATACCACAGCCCCGTTGCCCCTGTCGGGGAAGGAAGGGTTAGGGTAACATCAGCTGTCCCGGCCACGACAATAATACCACACTGCCCAGGATTCAGAGTTGATGTCGCCGTGACTTTTGTCACGGGAAAGGCAAAAGGAAAACGAGGATAGGCGTACCCGCCTTTGCTGGCACCCATTTGTGTAGGCATGTGTTACTCCTTAGGTCGCAACCGTGAAGTCGGTGGCCAGGTTGGGAAGCATGCAGGCGAAGTAGGCCGTCCCGTCGCAGGTGACGAGGATCGCGTTCCCAGGCTGGTTAGCGTCGATGGCCAGGCCGTCAGCCGTCACGTCTGCGAACGTGATCAGCGTATCGGCCACGGCGTTAGTGACGGTCAGATTCTGGGCCGCGCCAGCGATAAAGATCGCCCACCAGCCAGCACACAGGCCAGGGAGGGTGAAGATCACCGCCCCGCCAGCGCCACGGGTGCTGAAGATTGTGCCAGAGTCGGACTTGACGCATGTGTAGTCTGCGGTCTTTGTAGCGGTGCGGAGAAAGAAACCGCCTGACGCGGCTTTCAAGTCCACAACCGCGCCCGATTCTGCTTTGAGCTTGCTGAATAAAGCCTTGGCAATACTGATCATAACAGATCTCCTTAGGTCGCAGAGTGCTTGACGTAACGGAGATACCCGTTCGCCTTGGGCCTGGAGCAGGTCATATTGTAGTACCAGCGAAGGTTCGCCACGTACTCGTCCTTGCCCTGGACCCTGCTGAGAATGTTCCCGTCTGTGCCAGGCAGCCAATCGAGGCCGTTCCTGTCGGGAGCGGAAACCTTGATCGAGCCATCATCGAAGAAGTAGATCCGGCCGTCCGGGCAGTCTTCGTCGTAGATGATCGGGATCGACTTGGTCTTGCCAGCGAAGAACTTGATGCCCGTGAGGCCGCCCCAGAGACCGGGGTCGTTGGGCATGGTCTTGTCGGCCTTGAGGATCTCGAAGAGGACGCGCCAGATAACGTCATTGGTCAGAATGACGCTGATCGTGCCCCACTTCTCCATCTTCTGGATACATTCCAGGAGCTTGATTTCGGTAACGACGGCAGGCGTGGTGATCGCAGAGCCCATGTTGAAGACCTGGCCGCAGGCCCAGGTATAGGCCGTTCTGTCGACGCCCTGGAATGCGCTCGAGGCCGTGATACCGATATAGGGGTTGGTTGCGGAGATGATGCCCTGCAGGCCCATCGGAACGCCGGTACCGGCAGCTTCCGTGGTCGCATAGGTATCATGATCGAAGATCAGGGAGTTGGCACCGCAGGTGATGGCTTCGGCCATCGTCAGGGTGTTCGTCCCAGCGGCGTCGTCGGACATCGTGCTGATCTTGACATCCTCGACTTCCTTGACCCCGGCCGACGTGTAGATGTCTACCGACATTCCCTCGAAGAGGTACTTGCCAGGATCGGTGTAGTAGTTGGAGTCGATGCCGAAGAGGCCCCAGTTGGTCGTGTCGCCGTCCACATAGCAGGTCGTGGAAGCGGAGACGGCGGTCTTGACGATCCCGAGACGGCCTGACCCGTCACCCCAGAACTGCTTGTTAAGCTTGTTCGGGATGTAGGCCATGAGGTTTTCGGTCTCGCTCTTGACCAGCTCCTTGACCGCTCCGGATCCCTTGGAGCAGGCGATGGCCAGGTTGTCGAACTGGAGAGAAGCGTACATACCGCGCTTCATGTAGAAGGTGAACTCGCTGTAGGACGAGCTGTCGGCCGTGGGGAAGGTGGTGCTGGAAGACGGACGAGCAGATTTGGGCTGCCCGTAGACGACCTTCTGCACACCATACTTGCCCAGGCAGGTGTCGGTGTCTGTCTTGAAACGATCATAGATCGTAGTGTTGTTGTACCACATGACTTCCAAGCCCGGCTTGATATACTCAAGGAAGAACTTGTTCAGTCCGGTGGTGCTCAGTGTCGTGACGGCCATGATTATCCTCCGGAAATAGCTTTCTGTGTTTCGGGATCTTTCATCCCGGCTTCAATAGCCTCTTCTAGAGACTTGAACTTGTAGCGTGGATCAACCTTCGGCCGGGAGACGGGCTCCCTTGCCGGGGTCCTGGAGGCTCGATCCAAAGTCGGAGGAAGATCGGAACCGTTACCGCCCTTGACCTTGGCAAACAACTTCGGGAACTTAGCCGCAAATTCCTCTGGCGTCATGGACTCCTCGTCGATCACCGGAGCTGACGGTGCTGATTCGCCCTTCGCCTTCTTCTGGAACTCGTGGATTTCCTTGATCGTTTCTCTGGCTATCTCCTGAATCGGCCGGTGCTGATTCTCTTTCGCAGATAGCTTGGTCTGGAAGACGCTGATAACCTGTTCCTGTGTGGCGCTGCGGCCGTCCTCGAGCTTAACGTCCTCAATCGGATATTCCTTTTGAGCGTCCTCGATGGTTACGGCAACGCGCCGGAAGACGGCGTCCAGAAGCATCATCTGGGCGACCTTCTTCACTTCCTTGATCTCCTGGTCCTGTTTATACTGCCTCAGGACGACTCCCTTTTCGTAGTCCGTGATGTAGTCTGGATCTACGCCGTACTCCTTGAGAATCTGTTCCTCGGTCTTGTCTCCTGTAGTCGTCACCACAGGCTGACCAGGCGTCTTCTCTTGCTCCGGCTTCGCTCCGACCTTATCCTGCGCTGCCGCCAGCATGGCGTCCAAGCGCTTGGCCTGTTCGAGCAGCTGTTTGTTCCTGGCGTCAAACTCCGTCTCCCACTTCTTCCTGTCTTCTGAGTCGGCCTGACGCTTCTGGGTGTAGTCAAACCCCTGCTGAGCCATATCGATGAGCTGCTTCTTGCTGTAGACCGGGACTTCCTTACCCTTGTGCTTGAGGACCTCGATAGGCTTCCTGTCCTTGCTTTCTGTCCCAACGGGCGGACAGTCAGGACACTCGTCTTCGTCGGCCTTCTTAGCGGGCGGGGCGGGGGCGGTCTCCGGCTCTACGGCTTCAGCCCATCCCTTGGCGAAAAGATCGTCGAAATGTACCTGTGAAGCCTGCTTCCCTTCCGGTTTCGCTTGGGCTTCTTTCTCTTCTGGCATGATCACTCCTTAGCGGTTAGTGTTATTGCACACTCGTCATTTGGCGAGTTCTTGCCACTTCTGGCGTAACAGTAGCCCCTTCGGCCATCGTCTGAGGGGGTGGAACCTGTGGCTGGGCCATCTGGGCCTGAGCCGCCTGGGCTTGCTGGGCCATAGCCGCAAGCTTCTGCATCTTCATCATGTGCTCCATGATGTGATTCTGCAGCCCGGTCCATGTCTCGAGATCCCAGCGCATGGCCTCTTCGGACTTGGCCAGGTCGGTGTGTTCTGTCATGTGAATAGCATCGTCGTCGTGGAGGTAGATGAACACGCCGCCCTTATCACGCTCGTTCTTCCAGACCCCACTGAGGAACGCCTGGTTCTCTCTGCGGGCCCTAGATTCGTCGATATAGTCGGACTTCAGGGACTCCTCGATGTCCCCCTCTCCGAGCATACGGATGAACTTGGCCGGATCCTTGAGGACTCCGGTCTGCCACAGCTCGATGAGCAGGCGCTGTTGCACAATACGGGACTGCTTCATGTGCACTCCCTGCTCGAGCTTGACATCGTAGTTGTTCTCGAGGTCCGCGCCCTCGAACATGTCGACGGACGTGGCCTCGCCCTGGCCGACGATCTTGATCTTGCGTTCTTTGTTGTAGTAA